GAGAGAGTCATAGACTCCTCTCTCTCTTCTATCTATATCTCTACTTTCCCACCATCTCATTCCTCTACGAAGTAGAGTAATGGTTGAAGCCAAACCTCGGTAGTCACAGGAAGCCAACAAGTTGGCTACGCGCCCTACGGCCTGAGCACACCGCTCCGCCAAGGAGTTTTGCTGTTGGAATTAGTATTGCTAATAGCCATAGCTATTAGGATTGTCAATAGCATCGAGGTGGTCAGAGTGCAGTCAAGTTGGAGTAATACTCCAAGCCGATAGGTCGAAGGGTGTGATTGTCAGCGCATTATGCAGAGGACAACGTGCTACTTCGTCGGAATCGATGCTGCTTAAAGCATAGCTTTAAGGGTTCAGCTCTAAAGAGCTGGGTTGCAGGGTGTTAGGCCAAAAGCTATGTCAGACCCGAAGGGTCTGTCGAGGGGAGGGGGGTCAGAAAACTCGTTTTCTGTCGGTGGAAGCTCTTCACACGAAGACATATAATCCCCACCCTAAACATTACTCCCAGAATTTTTTGCGATCCATGCGGATTTCGCCACAAATCCGCTAACTAGTGCAGTCTCAACACGTTACGCGGTCCACTTAAAGCCATTCTTTAGGGTTGACTTTTGAAATTTTCTGTTATAACTTTGCGATCGTGAGAATGAAGCGATGGTTAGTGGGATGCTTGGAGGCATCCACACTGATACGGTTCTCATATCACTGTTAAATACGGGATAGCTGTACTTATGCCACAACTAAACAAGAAGCGGTCCCCTGGGGTCCGTGCCATTATAGGGGATCCGATCCCTCATCAGAGTAAAACGCGGGCTTTGGGGCCAAGCGGGGAGATCATCTACGTCCCCTCTGGGGAGGGGGCCATGGATGATCCAGATAACTACCTGAACTTGGAGAGGATGGATGCGATTATCCACTCTCAGCAAGGTGACACCCCGTATAAGATGTCAGATGTTAGAGATCGGGTGGGATTCGTGGAGGCGGGGCCTGATTCAGCGGATCCGTACAGGCAAATACAGGAGGTGAACACGGAAAGCGGTAAAAAGCCTGTGAGATATGAGCTAATTCCAGATTATGGGAGCGGGAAGTACATGATGGACTACCCGACAGCGCAAACCGCCTACAATAGAATCAAGCAGATTGCAGATAAGCGGGATATGGACTACCCAGAGCTTACTCAGGAGCAGCTCAAGCACCCTCATGAGCTAGATCCAGAGATTCAGGACATGCTGTTTACGGCACACTTCGCTGTTGACGAGAACACCAAGGTGTCTGATGTCCTCAACGACATCAACACCCTTCCGAAAAACTGGTATACAGGGCACTATAAAGGTGACGATCCTGGCAGACTGGATCACTTCAATAAGCTGATGGTGGTCTACGATAGACGTAATCAGGAATAAGCTATATTTGCCACATGGCAAAAGCTAGAAGAAAAATGCGTCGCGCCCTCATGAAGAAGATGAGGAAGGGAGCCTTGACTCCAGGCGAAAGACGCGATCTTATGGAGCTCGATAGAGAAGTAAACCGTGCCAACCGCCAGGCTGCTGGTATAGGCGGCGCGGGCTTGGCTGCCGCGCTCGCCCTAGCATCTAAGACAGGTGCTTTGAAGGAAGGTAAGGATGCCCTCGGTGATTTCTTGGACGAGAGAGCGGGTATCCGCGAAGAAAGAAAAGGTCAAAAGGCCATAGAGAAAGAAGAGAAGAGAGAGGCCAGGGAGCGGGCAGAAGACGAAGCCGATCTTTCTAGACGTGCTTCTGCTGCTGCCAGATCAGAAGAGCGGGCTGCGGAGAGAGAACTTAAGGAGCTAAGAGGGGCTCAGGGTGATTATGAGGAGATGCTTGATGATAAGGCCAGGGCAGAGGAGAAAGAGAGGTACGCAGAGGGGAGGCAGGATATGCGCGAAGCTCGTCAAGAGATGCGGGAGGAAAGAAGGGACCAGAGAAAAGCCGATTCTGGGTTTGACCCATACATTGAGGCTGTTCGAAACATGGACGGCTCAGTAGCAGTCGGCCCTGCAAATGAAAGCCAGGACATTCGCGAAAGAAGGCAGGAGGCGTTGGAGCAGCGCGAGGAAGATCGACTCGATAGGAGACTTGAAAGACGCGGTGGTTATGACCCCAGGACTGGAGAAGTTGTGGACTCCGCTAAGCAGAGAGCTGCAGACGAGGAGTTTGATAGAGAGTTCGATGAGTCTTTGCCAGACGCTGAGGTGATGGAGATCGCCAGGCTCTATAACGAGGGGAGACGAGAGGAGGCCGAGAGACTTGCATCTCAAGTTATGACTCCTGATGAGAGCGCAATGAGAAGGTTTCGAGGCAGGACTGCTGTTCAGGCCCTCAGGGGCGAGAGGTCTGATCTGCCTATGGACGCAAGCGATTACAGCGGAGGGTTCGATACTTCTGGAGAACGTCCAGAGTTTTCTTCTGCCTCGCTCCAGAGAGCCGATGGACCTCGCGTAGAGAACGCAGACGGAGGCACCACCCCATTCCTCAGAGCAATGAGGGACCGAATCAGAAAGAAGTTTAGATAATGGCTACACTGACAGTTACATTAAAAGAAGACGTCTTGATCAACGGGGTACACCGTGGGTCTGAGAACGTCACGGATATCACCAACATTACGGAGACATACTCTCGTGTGCTGGACATCGGAAACGCATCGGATACCGAGGTGTTGAAGTTCGGTTCTGCAGACGGAGCAGGCACGATTAGCCGCACAAAGCTGAAGTACATGAGGTTTACAAACCTCAGTACGACAGCTGCAAACACAATTACATTGTCGTTTGAGGACACAGACGTAGATCAGTACTTTGTCAAACTGTCTGCTGGTCAATCATTCATACTTACAAATACAGACATCGAAGCAAACGATGCCTCTACATCTATTGCAATCGGTGCATTCTCTGGAGCCATAGATTTGATTATGGCCAAGGCAGCTGCTGGGACACCCCAGTTGGAGGTCTTTGCGGCTATGTCATAATTACTATATTTGCAGCATGTACGCTAGAAAAAGACAAATGCCTCGTCACGCAGGCGAGCAGCTTCTCGGAGGCAGAGCCCTCTTGGGTGCCGCAACAGGCGGTATCAAAAATTTGGCTGGCCAGCTCTTCGACGGTCAGAAAGGTGTTGACTTCGGTCAGGTTGGCAAGGCGGCCCTTGGTGGGGCGGCTGGTTCGATTCCTCTGGTAGGCGGAATGCTTCAGAATAAGATCGCAGGCGGCGGTGCTCAAGCGCAGGCTCCAGGCCAAGCTGGTGCCGCAACAGGCGCAGGCATGGGAGGCGGCATCGGACAAGGCCTCATGGGTCTTGCTCAAAACGCCTTGGGCATGGAGGCTGGAGGCGGCATCCCTCACAACCCCGACCTCGCAGGAGCTCCTTACAAGATGCGTGGTGTTAAGCTCATGAAGGCTGGCGGTATCAACGAGTACGGGGAAGGCGGCAATGTCTACGCGCAAAACGGCGTAAAGACTCCTGGCTCAGATCAAGATCAGCCTTCAGGCAGATCATTCAAGCCAGGTGAAGCATTCATGATGTCTGGTTTTGAAAACCAACCAGACGCAGAAGGAATGGTGTCTGGAAGAGAAAGAATGTACGTTGTAATGCCTGGTTCCGATGGTCAGGACCCAAGATCTCTAGATCTTAGATCTGCCGCAAAGGAGTTTGGTTACGATAACGCAGCAGCCATGGCCAGAGCCATGGGTGTGGAAACAGAAAGAGGCCCTGAAGGTGGCTTGACTTTTTCTTCTACAACTGATCCAGCTTACAATAAGAGACTGCAATCGGCGTTTGGAGGAGAGTCATTGGAAGACGTTCGATCTAATCTCGGAATAGGCAGAGTTGCTTACGACAGAGAAAGAGACTTGCCCAACATTGTCAAGGCCGCGACGCCAGGCGGTCGGCAGGGTTACGGAGGCCGAGTTCGAGCCATAAGGAAATAAAAAAAGCCCCTAACGGGGCTTTTTTATAGGGCTTGATCTTCAGAGTGCTCAAGCATAGATCTGGCAGACACAAATTCATTTCTACCTCTAGCGAATCTTAGGGGAGATTTCTTAGAAGATAAAACTCCGTCGATTGTTTTTGCCCAGCCCTCCTGCTTCATTGCCTTGATGTATTCCTCATCGATGACTACGTATGTCTGTGATGTGTATCCGTTTTGTTCGGACCACCCTACGATTGCGTAAACACCGTGACTCTTGACCTCAAAGAACATCTTGTCCGTGTGTGGCATTGCATGAACCTTGTCCATCTGCACACCCTCTGGAGACTCAAAGTAATCGTACCAATCAATCCCTCCGTTAGTTTTTACGGGAACTTTGAAGATTACCACACTGTCTACTTGCTCATTTGTAAACAACCACTCTCTGTAGATGGTCTCTTGACAGATCGCTTGAGAGATAAAGATCGTGCATAAGGTTGCCACCATCATTGCATTTTTCATTGTACAGTATTTAAGTGTTTGTTTCGTAACTTTGAGCTGTTTGCTGATCTCATTTTAGGGAGAAAAATCTATTCGCTCCAAATTTTGAGCTGTAAAAATTCGTTAACAGCACCATGAAACTCTCCAAGAATCTAACCCTAGCAGAGTGTTTGAGAAGCAATACTGCCAAGCGACTTGGAATAAAAAATGAACCACACGATGACTGGGTTGTCGAGAATCTTAGAGCGATTGCAGAAAATGTATTTCAGCCTTGTCGCGAACATTTCGGAGTTCCTATATACGTGTCGTCAGCTTATCGTTCGCCTGAGCTCAACCGTGCTATCAAAGGTTCTTCCCGTAGTCAACATATGGAAGGACGCGCACTCGATCTCGACGCGGACGTGTTCGGCGGTACAACAAACTGTGACATCTTCCACTATATCAAAGATCATCTTGAATTTGATCAGCTTATTTGGGAGTTTGGTACAGACGACGATCCGAACTGGGTTCACGTTAGTTTTGTTTACGGTGGAGATAATCGCAAGAGGTGTCTTCGCGCTCGCAGGGATGATAATGGAAAGACTTACTACGAAGTAATCTTCGACTAGCCCTCCAGCTCCCTGTAGAATCTCTGAACCAAAAGCCTCGCCTTCTGGGTTAGCCCGTACCTAACCCTGTAGTTGTACTTCGTCTCATCTCTGAAAAGATGATCCTCGTACGTGTCTGATGGGGTAAGCTTGTCGAAGTGCTTGTATAGATACCCCGCCCTTTGCATCGGGTAGATGATTCGGTTGGAAAGATTTGTCTTGTTCATCTCGAGGTCCTGGGCCGCGTAGTCTATCGTAAAGAACTGAAGGTCATACCCCCACAAAAGGAACTCTAGATCGGAGAAGGATATCTCCCATTGAGACGTCACTTTCTGTCTCATCTGCTTGAGTCTCTTTAGATTGTTCCTTTTGATATACTTCTTATCTTGTCGACTAAAGTCGCGGAACATCCGCTTCTTGGGAACTTTGCTTTTCGGCATAAATTAATAGCTATGATGGATGATGATTTCTTGATGGAGGTTCATAGACTGGCAATCGAGCTCGAGCTCTTGATCGACAAGTATGGTATGCGTGACGATGTCTTGTCTATGATGGTCGTGGGTGTCCTAGAAGCCATGGAGGACGATGATGAGAAGTCTCGCATGAAGGCAATATACTCTCATAATATGCACGACGAATTAGAGCTGCAGACTCTGATCGACTTCGCCACGGAGACGTGGAGAGAGAACAAAGGTATAGACCGAGGTCTTGACTTCGACGATCTGTTTGACGGATTGGACATATCTTTGAACTAAAATTCAATATGGGCCTTATTAGAAAGATAATCATTGGGAGAGATCCCAAGGATGCCATGGCGTACTTTGTTGGGATGAGAGCAGGAGGAGGCGAGGTTAGCGCCATCGTCATGGACGAAGAACACCTAATTAGATACAGTCGTAAGAGATATCTCGTATATTTACAGCAGGACGGTAGCCAAGTGCTATGGAAATCTGTAGACGAGATGCCGTGCATAATTGAGTACGACTGTAACTTTTAATTCATGAAAACCTTAGAGCTGTTTGTCGTTGAGTTGGAAAAACAACTCAAGGACACTATTAAGACGGACAGTGGTTTCGAGCTTTATGTAGACTCCAAGTTCAAGGACTTCGAGCACAGAGTAACCGACGGTCCCGTGGTATGCTCTCCACTGCGCTACGACACAGGCGTCAAAGAAGGGGACACCCTGTACTTCCATCACCTAGTGGTACTTAATGAGGGTCAAGTACTCACTGGTGTGGACAAGCACTTTCTTGTCAGGTACGATCCAGAGCACACTGTAAATAATCAGGCCATTGCCTACAAGTGCAAAGACACTGGGGAGATCAGGCCTCTCGGAGGGTGGGCTCTTCTAGAACATGTAGAGGAGATGGACCCAGGAGATCAGAGCGATCTTATCGAAGTCGTCAAGCTCGAGGAGTCCCAGGTCACCAAAGCCAGGGTTGCGTTTATGGCCCCCTGGATCGAAGAGCTGGGCCTCAAAGTTGGTGACATCGTCGGTATCAAGAAGGATATGGACTACAAGATCTTTATCGACGACAAGCCTTATTACAGAACACGATCAGAAGACCTTCTCTATGTCGAGGAAGAAGTTCACAACGATTGAAGCGGCAGAGCGCTTGATGACGTCGATGGAGGTTGCCATCAACAACATGATCGACGAAATCAAGAAACCTGTTGATCCAGAGATCAACGGGAGCGCGCGCAAGGCAGAGCTTCAGTCTATCAAACAGACGGCTACGGACTGTAAGGAGCTCCTGGTGGAGCGCCAGAGGCTAGAACAAATGATCAAAGACCTACAGACAAATGGAGGAATCGAAGAAGCCAAAGACTACAGCGGAGGTTTCGCTGAAAGATTCTCTAAATAACTGGCAAGATTTAATTTACAGATATGAAAAAGCACGAAGAGATTTAGATCACAAGTTCTGGGAGGAATCCTGGAACGAAGAATAATTTGGTTTTCGTCAGACGGCCCACTACGCAATATGGGTCTATCAACTGGGGCGTAGTTCAGTTGGTTAGAGCGTCTGTCTTATACACAGGAAGTCGCGGGTTCAAGTCCCGCCGCCCCAACAATTCATTATATTTGTACCATGAGGCTCAAAAAGAGAGACTACAAGAAAGAGTACGCTAAGTACGGGAAGGGTGAAAAAGCCAAGAAGTACAGAGCTATGCTCAACAAAATCAACCGCCGTAAGGGTACGTACGGAAACGGTGACGGTCTCGACGAAGCGCATGTGGGCACGTCTGACAAAACCAAAAAGCAACCTGAGTCTAAGAACAGGGCCAACAACAGGCCAAGGATTAGGCGAAGCAGGTAAATTCAAGCGCTCGTAGCTCAGCTGGATAGAGCATTTGCCTTCTAAGCAAACGGTCCCAGGTTCGAATCCTGGCGGGCGTACAAATTAATTACACTATGGCTGAATACATTTGCACGTGCGAAGAAAAGCACGAAGAAGAAAAGACGGGGGTGTCTATCAAGTTTGGTGACGACGGCGCCTATCACGACATCAAGTGTCCATGCGGCAAGTACATGGATGTAAAGAACCCCAAATCAGGCGTGGCGTCCTTTAAGAGGAACCGATTTGGTCAGGTCTTTTGATGTCTGTCCTCGTAGACATAGAGGAATATGAAGTCCCTGCTATCTCAATTTGTCCCAACGGTACGCAAGGTGAGTGTATTGAACGTGGTGACCTACTCATTCTTCTTCCCGCTCAGCCTCCCGAAAAAGAGATTGAAGGATATGGAAATCCAGACCACATGCAGCTGTGGAAAAGGCTTTCTATGCCTGAGGAGCTGTCTAGGATTAAGAGTATGGATGAGTGGCTCGAAACGCCCAGGGAGTTTAGACAGAAGTTTTCTCCGTATATCGAGGAGGAGTTTCGCCGTAGGCGTGAAGGTTTTTGGTTTTTCAATGCAGGTCGGCCTACGTATATTACGGGCAGGCATTACATGATGCTTCAATGGACGAAGATCGATATAGGATATCCTTCGTATCTTGAGTTCCAACGCGACATCTTTCTGCACATGGCAGCGTGTGAGGCGGACCCCCGATGCTTGGGTCAGTTATACACTAAGTGTCGGCGGAGCGGATACACAAACATCTGCTCTGCCGTCCTGCTAGACGAAGCCACACAGGTAAAGGACAAGCTGATGGGCATCCAGTCTAAGACTGGTAAGGACGCTCAGGAGAATATATTCATGAAGAAGGTTGTGCAGATGTTTAGGCATTACCCCTTCTTCTTCAAACCCATTCAAGATGGTACCACAAACCCACGCATGGAGCTGGCTTTTCGCGAGCCGAGTAGGAGAATCACGAAGAACAATAAGACTTCGCAGAAGGGCGAGGCTCTTAATACGGTAATCAACTGGAAGAACACCACAAACAACGCGTATGACGGGGAGAAGCTTCACCTGTTGTACCTGGACGAGGCGGGGAAGTGGGAGAAGCCCACAGACATAAGGGACGCATGGCGCATTCAGAGAACCTGTTTGATAGTCGGGCGTAAGGTTGTAGGGAAGGCTCTGGTCGGGAGTACAGTAAATCCTATGGACAAGGGCGGCAAAGAGTACAAAGATCTCTGGGCCGACTCGGATCCGATGGATCGAAATGCAAACGGAAGAACAAAGAGCGGTCTCTACAGACTGTTTATGCCAGCATATGAATCATTAGAAGGTTTTTTTGATGTACATGGATACCCAATCATTGAAGATCCTGATAGGCCTGTGGATGGTCTTGACGGTGATCGCGTTATACAAGGGGCGAGGACGTACCTGAAGAACGAACGCGACAGCATGAAGCACAACCCGTCTGAGCTGAACGAGATAACTAGACAGTTTCCGTTCAGCACGGATGAGGCCTTCAGGGACAGTATCGACGGTAGCATCTTCAACATCGGCAAGATCTACCAGCAGATACAGTACAACGATGAGCTATACCCCAACCCAGTAGTTAGGGGCAACTTCATCTGGAAGGAAAAGGACAAGGAGGTGGTGTTCTCCCCAGATCCTAACGGTAGGTTCCGTGTGGCTTGGATGCCACCCACGGAACAGAGAAACGTAATACGCCGAGACAGAGGTAAGCTCGTCGCCCCCTTCGCAGACAGGGGATGCGGCGGGGTTGACTCGTATGACCTCGACGCCACTGTAGACGGGAGGGGATCTAAGGGTGCACTACACCTGTACAACAAGTTTCACATGGAGAACCCATCTAACATGTTTGTTGTGGAGTACGCATCCCGCCCAGACCTAGCCAAGATCTTCTACGAAGACGTACTCATGGCTGCGTTCTTCTACGGGTACCCACTCCTCGTGGAGAACAATAAGTACGGTATCGTAAGATACTTTGAGTCAAGAGGTTACGACGGATACCTAATGGATAGACCAGCCCACCTTAGGACACCTAACTCGAAGGTGAACGTTAAAACCAAGGGGATCCCTTCTAACTCTCAGGATGTTATACAGTCTCACGCGCAGGCTATCGAGGCATATATCCACGAACACGTGGGTGAGAACTACGATAGCGGGGACTACGGCAAGATGTATTTTAATCGTACCTTGGAGGACTGGATAGGCTTCAAAATCAACGACAGAACCAAGTACGATTTGACAATCAGTTCTGGCTTAGCTTTGCTCGCAGCCCAGAAGGTGAAACAGAAGCCGAAGTCAGACTTTGCGGAGAAGACGTTTTTTCGCAGATATAAGACGATCGGATGATTTATTATATTTGCAAAAATGTACAGTACTGGTAACATCAATCAGAAGGGGAGCTTTCCAGATCCTCTGGCCGACCGCGCAAAGAAGTCTTCTAAGGAGTACGGCCTTCAGTACGCACGAGCCATATATTCCCAGTGGGGCAAGCAGTCCGACTCGACCTCTCTCATGGGGAAGAGAAACAAGACGTTCGAGAGAAATAGAGATTACGCGAGCGGCAATCAGGACACCTCTATATACAAGCAGCTTCTCAACTCGCTCTCCCCAAACAAGGGGGATGGTAGCTTGTTGAACCTGGATTTTACTCCAGTACCCATTCT